GGCGGCCCCTGTAGCTGATGGTTGACCTTCCACAGTTGAGGGATGGCTACACCAGGCTGAACACCAAGCTCATTCGTGGGGCCGGGAATTTGGCCGCAAACCTGTTCACACAATTAGGTTCTTGGAGGGATTCTGACCACGCCCGATATGTGGCCTTGTTGGATCCGCAGATGGCTGGCGTGAAATTGCGGGCCGCCCAGTTGCAGGCCGCTTACTACGCTGAGGTGGCAAAATCTAACGGGGTAAAGTTTGCGCCGGTTTCTGTGCGCTCCACTGATTTGACTGACACCGTTTTGCGCAATGGGGCTACTCAGACTGAGGTGTATCGCAGACCTTTTGTGAGTACCTACACGGCATTGTCACAGAACAAACAGGTGGGCGCGGCGGTGCGCGAGGGCGCGGCGAGAGCGTTCAGCATTGCCTCTAGTGATGTGCAACTGGCTACCAGGGCGGCGGGGCTGAAACAACGCCAGGGCAATAGCAACATTGTGGGGTACAGGCGCGTGTTGAGTGGCACAGAGAATTGTTCTTTGTGTGCGATTGCTTCCACACAGCGGTACACCCGTGACCAGCTCAAACCCATTCACCCTGGGTGTGATTGTGGGGAGGAAGCCATATACGGCAGTTTTGACCCCGGCCAGGTGATTGACCCTGAAGGTTTGGACAGTATGCATGAAGCTTTGTCTAAACAGTTAGGGGTGACTGATCGTGGCGCGAGGGATGCCGGGATTGGCAAACTTGTTCAGTATGAGGATGGCACCCGGTTGTCTGACCTCACAGAAATTATTGCTGTGCGTGAACATGGCGAGTATGGGCCAACGTTGACGTGGCGAAATCAGCATTTTACTGGACCGTCTGAGATACCTGGGGCGTTAGACAGCTCTCTTTAGATTTTCACCTTGACTGGTGAGAAGGCGCGAAACGCGCCAAACCGTAAACGAAACGTGGAGGTAACAACACATGACCGTAGAAAGCACACCAAACCCCGCAGACGGCACGCCCCCTGAAGGTGGAGCGCCTGATGAAAAAGGGGCAGAGAACCCAGACGGTGGGAAGAAAGCTGAACCTACAGTTGCCGAGGCAATGGCAGAGGCGGCCAAATGGAAAGCTCTCAGCCAGAAGAATGAGAAACAAGCAAAAGCCAATGACCAGGCCGTGAAGGACTTGGATCAGCTAAAGAGAACGCAACTGACGGATCAGGAACGGCTGGTGGAGTCTGCAAAAGATGAAACCCGCCTTGCTGTTCGCGTGGAGTTTGCGAGCAAATTAGTTGATGCAGAGTTCAAATCCAGTCTGAGTGGCCGTTCTCTGGATGGTAACGCATTGCTTGAGTTCGATAAGAGTTCTTTCATCACTGACGGTGGCGAGGTGGATTCTGATGCAATCGCGGGATGGGTTGAGGCTCATAGCACTAAAACGGCGCTGGCAAGCCCTGACATGGGGCAAGGCACTAGAGGCAAGAGTTCTGATTTGGCACAAATCACTTCCAGAGAAGAATTCAAGAATATGTCACCAGCGGAAATCACAGAGGCCCACAAAAGTGGCCGCCTCGACCAAATGATGGGGAAATAAGACACCCCAAAGAAAGGTAGCTCAACATGGCTATTGACCAATTTATTCCAGAAATTTGGGCGGCTGGCGTAACCCAGTCTTTCATTTCACACCAGGTGGTCATCCCTACTCTGAAAACTGAGTACACTGACGCGGTTGCCCCTGGTAACAAAGTCCACATTATCAACGCGACTACGCCCACGATTGTGGACTACGCCGCGGCCAGCCGGGTAATCAACCCTGAAGCGTTGGCGGATACTGAAGTCAACTTGGACATTGACCAGGAAAAAGCGTTCTCTGTGAACGTTGATGACGTGGACAAAGTACAGGCTGGCAACGGGTTCCAGGCGTGGGTTGATTCCGCGGGGAAAGCACTCGCTGAGGATGCTGAAAACTACCTGGTTGACCTCATGGTTGCTGGTGGTACTGACGGCAACCCTGACGATGTTGAACTCGACACGGCGGCCAAAGCCAAGACCGCGGTGCGCGACATTCGCCGGCTCATGGCAAACGCTAAGGTGCCCACTGGCAACCGTTACCTGGTTGTGAACCCTGATTTCACTGACTTGCTCATTCAAGCTTTGGATGACTCAAGCATTGCGGGAACAGATGACACGTTGCGCAATGGTGTGATTGGGCGTCTTTACGGGTTTACCGTGATTGAGTCCCCTTTGCTCTCTGCCGCGGGTACGCCTGCCGCTGTGGGCTACCACCAGGACATGGTTGCCTATGTCAGCCAAATTCAGTCCCTTGAGGCGCTGAGAAGCCAGACCAAGTTCGCTGACATTGTTCGCGGGCTGAACGTCTATGGAGCCAAAGTGGTTAAGACTGCCGCGGTTGTCCAGTACGTTTCGGTGGCCGCTTAGTATCAGGCCACGCTTGGCAGGGGGTTGGTTTCGGCCAACCCCTTTCCCGGCACCCAGCCGCAAATCTTTTGACACAGGGAGGGCACAAAAATGGCATTAGCCACAATTGCTGACGTGACGGCCCGCCTGGGCAGAGATCTAACAACGGCAGAAACAAGCAAAGCCACAGCATGGCTCACAGACGCTTCAGCCATGTTTGTGCAACGCTCTGTTCAACAGTTTGAGGTGGGTGAATCCACTGTGCGCCTGTTCCCCCTTAGCGGGGTTGTGCGCTTAGTCCAGCGCCCGGTGATTAGCGTTGTGACAGTCAAAGACCTTGAGAACGTGAACATGACTTTCACGTTTGATAACAGTCAAGCAATTTATGACCTCGGCACTTTCACCCCTGTGATTGTGAACTACACCCACGGCAATGAAACTATCCCTGACGATGTGGTTGCTGTGGTTGCCGGCATGGTGGTCAGAACGCTACAGATCCCCGCTGACGCGGCGGCTGGTATTCAACAGCAATCAGTTGGCCCCTTTTCCCAGACTTACGCAAATTGGGCTGTGGGCGCACAAGTTTTGCTTTCACCGTCTGACACTCAGGTGGCTGACTCTTACAGGGACAAAACTTTCAGGTCAGCCTCAACGATTGGAAACAAAAACTATGGAGGATATTACCCAAGTCAGACGCGCTTCGGCCTCAACTGACGCATACGGTGAGCCGGTCTATACCACCGTGTCCACCACGGTCCAGGGCATGGTTTCTGCCCGTGTTTCTAGCACCAATTTTGACCCTGACCAAATCACGATTGCAGACGGTTTGACCGTCTACTTTGCCAGCGGTTTTGACATTGAGGATGATGACAAGTTCATTGTTCGCGGCAAGACGTATGAGCTTGACGGTGAGGCTTTTGATTGGCGGGCCGGCTTAGGCTCCTGGTCCCCCGGCACCGTGGCTAACTTGCAAAGCGAGGTGGAACGTGGCTAGTCAAATCCCCGGCAGAGGCGGCAGGGTAGAAATCAACAGAAAAGGTATGAGGGAGCTGATGCTTTCCCAGCCAATAGCTGATGAATTAGAAAAACGTATGGCAAAAGTCCAGGCGGCTTTGCCAGGTTCAGAACTTTATGTCACTAGAGGCCCGCGTGGAGGTGGCCGTGCCAGAGCTGTGGTGGCTCACGGCACAGATTATGACGAGGCAAACACTGGGGATCTTTCCAGAGCTTTGGATCTTGCTGGCGGGAAGCGAGGGGACAGAGTGCAAACCAAGAAACCCCGCGCTAGGAGGTGAGGCATTGAATGGCTGACGCAGTAATTTTTTCGGACATAATTTCACACCTGGTGGGGAGGCTCAAGACTGGGCTTACCGCTGAGGGCTTCACTACCACGCGGGTGGGCGTGCTGGCAGACACCACCGTTTCACAAGTCATTCTGAGGTATGACGGTGGCAACAGGAAGTCTAAAACTCTTGCCACAACAAGTGTGGGCGTGAATATCTACGCTGACACCTACGGCAACGCCAACGCTTTGGCGCTCATGGTCACAGCCCTTTTTGATGACCTACCCAATGGAACCCCAATCACTAACACCAGCCCTGAATCGTTGATTCAAGACGTTTCAGATTTAAGTGGCGAACGCAGATTCATGCGTTTTGCCGTGGACCACAGAGGGACAAACCTCTAACCCAATTAGCTAGGAGAAAAGAAATGGCATTAGATTCTGACAACGTGAGAGTTGGCACCACGGGGGTTGTGTATGTGGCTCCCACCAGCACCACTGGCCCTACAGATTCAGACGGCACGCTTGACGCGGCCTTCATTGACCTGGGATATTGCTCACCTGATGGGGTGAAAGAAACCATTGACAAAAGCACAGTCCAGATTAGGGGCTGGCAGAATGGCGCTTTGGTGCGCGAGGTTGTTTCTGAGGGCACTTACTCAATTGACACCACGTTCATTGAAACCAATGAAGCCGTTTTGGAACTGTACTACGGCGTGGCTATGGATGCCGGCAAGTTCCTGATTGACCCCCGCAAAACGGGTGGCCGGCAATCATT